TGAAAGCCTTGAGTGTTACAATCACAACTGTGAACAATTAGGAACCATCATGCACTTAGATGAAGCAATAAAACACTACAAAACACAGCGCAAGCTGGCCGAAGTTCTCGGTGTGTGCGAGCCTTGCATCAGCAACTGGCGCTCACGAGGAAAGATACCTGCAATGGCGCAGCTGAAGATTCAAAAACTCAGCCGTGGCAAATTGAAGGCTGACATCAACGTATTTGGAGTGAAGCAATGAGCTATTCAGAAGTAGAAATGAAACTGATTCAATGGGGTGAAGCTCGCAAGATCATCCAGAATGGCACAGCTATTTCGCAGGCAATCAAGACTCTCGAAGAGACGACCGAGCTGCTCGATGCGATCAACCGCGACGACATGGATGAGATCAAGGATGCCGTTGGCGACATCGTTGTGACGCTGATCATGGTGTGCGCGATCAAAGACATTGATTTGGTGCAATGTCTGGAAGGCGCTTACCAGCAGATCAAGGATCGAAAAGGCTACATCACACCGCAAGGCACGTTCATAAAAGAGTGATTTGCAAAAAATAAAAAATTTAGTTGTTTCTTTAACAAATCGTGATATACTTGTTTCACACCAACACAATCGAAAGATGAAAATGCAGAAATTATTGAAGATCAAAGACGTGGCTGAGATCCTCGGTCGCTCGCCAGTGACGGTTCGGGTTGATGTTTCTCGCCGCCCAGAGACGCTTCCACCGCGCATCGTTATGCCAGGATCCAACCGCGTCGTTTGGGATGCCAATGACGTATCCGAGTGGCTGGCCAAGCAGAAGCGTAGCGATGAGGTGACAGTATGACCGACATCGTAGAGACACTGACTGAGCGTGGATCACGCTACGGCACGTTCACTAGCCACGCGAAGGTTACACAAGACCTCAAGCGCGTGGTGTTTTTGCACGCAGCAAACAACGGAAGGCATCTTGATGACGATCAACGAGAGGCGCTCGACATGATCTGCCACAAGATTGGCCGCATCGTCAATGGCGACCCGAACTACGCAGACAGCTGGATAGATATTGCCGGTTACGCAAAGCTCGTTGCAGACCGGCTGGAAGGTATTGAGCGATGAAACGCAAAGATATTCCAAGAGCAATCGTAGAAGCTCTGATAAAGCACGAAGATGGCCTGTCAATTCACGACCTGTGCGACATTCTTCAGTCAGATTATGAGGCGATCCGTAGTGTGCTGAAAAACAAACGGCCACTTGGCGTCTACATTGGCGACTGGGTTCGCGTATCGAAAGGCCCGTACACGGCAATCTTCAAGATGGTGAATATGCCAAAGACCCCAGAAGATGCTGGCCAACCAAAAGTTGAAGCTGGAGATGCAATCGTTTTTCGAGAGCGAATCAAGCCAACGAAGACTGAGGCTCGCATAAGCAAATTACCAACACAAGGTATAACCCAAATTCGCGGCCCATGGCCAACGCAGGTGCAGCTATGAACGACGACGACACAGAAGACGAAATCTGCTCATGGTGCAGTGGGTCAGGTGAAGGAATGTATGACGGTGCTACGTGTAGCAAATGCCACGGCTCTGGCGTCGAGCCTGTTGAAAACGAGGATGAGATATGAAAATATTTTTTGTAATCATGGCTATTGGACTTCTATGTCCGGCATGGATGGCTTTAGGTGATTTGACTTGCTGGTTTTGGACTGGTAACCAATGCTCAGGTCTTGTTTGGGATAGCAACAGAACTCTAATAGCTTGCACTTCTGCTGGATTGTCGCTACCTTTTCTCGGGTTGCTTGTATCGTGAATTGGCCTTTCCCACCAGCAACAGGCGCAGTTCCTTGGACTGCCAAACAAATCAAAGCGTACAACCAAGCGCAACGCGCACAACTGCCAGAAAGCCCAATGTAATGACAAAAGAAATTGATTGGAAAACCATTGCGATTGAACTTGGTCAACGAGTGAACTTTGCGATTCAACATTTAGACGCTAGAGGCGGATGGATGTTTGATGCTAAAGCAGAGCAGTTTGTGCATTGGCATGATTATTTTGCAGATGCAATGGAAATGTTGCCTGATGTAAAGATTGACCGTGAAATATTGCTAACGATGCGACTTCCAAAGCGTCAAGGAAATAAAGCAAGAAAAGAAATTAAAGAGCGCAGAACAAAAGAAGCAAAGGAAACGCTATGAGTAAAGAAGCAATGAAAGAAGCCAGAAGCGTTATAGGAACGATCAACACCGGCAAACTACACACGTTAACCATTGGTGATGAAACTGTGTACTGGCAGCGTGAAGAATGGGTGCGTTGGGCGTTGGATGAAGTTTTGCCACAGCTAGACAAAGCCATCGCAAATGCAGAGAAGCAAGAGCAGGGTGAGCCTGTGGCGGTGCGGCAATCAAACGGAGAAATTTATGTTTTAGGTTCTGCGTTGGTTCCTATTGGTGCATATCTCTACACCACACCACAACAACGCAAGCCGCTGACAAGAGCAGAAATCATTAACGCTGTGGCGGTGGCATTTAACTTCAACAGTCGAGACTATGACGAAATCATTGAGCCTGTTGCCAGAGCAATCGAAGCCGCCCACGGCATACGTCCTTCGGACTTTAAGGAGTAAGACATGACCAAAGAAGACATGATTTCAATGCTTCGTGGCGCTGGATGCGATGAAAACACAATCACAGCTATGTCAAACGCATACGATTTAGGCTTTGAACACGCAAAAGAAACACTGGAGAAAAAATGCGAAAACCAATCGGCATAACAGTGCCACACAGAGAAGTAGGCTACAAAGAGCCAAAGGGATGGCGCGGAATTGCTGACAGCGAGATCATCGAGATATTGCGCGACTACAACATGGAGCCATCACCCAACAGGATGAACTACACCAAAGAGATCATCCGCACACTGATGGAGCGCAATACATGAGCGACGAATTAAAAAGCCTGCTGACGTTGATCGGGTTGATCTTTACGTCAGCAGGCTTGACTGGTGCAGTTCTCTGCTGGTTCGTCAGCAGGAACATTTACACACACGAAGATTAAGCGTAAGCGCGTGTGCCTTGCTTGTCGATGATGAGTTTGGATTTCATTGGCACATCACCTTCGTTTGTAGTGATTGCCACATGAGTCCAACCTCCGCCATTGACTGGATCTGAAAACTCGCGGATTACCTGCTGATATGGCAGATTGCTCGCAATGATTGCTTTTACAACTTGCTCAGGAATCATGCCAGGAACGCGAATGTCAGCGGCACAACCGCGACGATGGTCGCTCTTGTTGCTACTGCCGACAGCGTTGTTCACAGCCTCAGAGCGAAACGCGCTGTTGACCATGATTGGCTTGCCACCCAGAACGACTTTTAGCTGCTCCAAAAAGTCAGCCAGTCGCGGCAAGTTTGCAACAGCGTTGACCGTTACTTCTTTTCCATTGATGATGCACTTCTCGGTGGTCGTTGGCGTGTTATCCAGCTCGCGGTGATCTGTGTGCGTTAACTCTTCTAGCGTGAAGTGTGGGGTTAAGTTGGTCATTTAATACCTCTGAGGTTGTTGTAAAAATCAATGCACGAATTTAATTCGATGATGGCTTGGTCGCCGTCTGCTGCGATGGAGATAAGGTCGTCAGCAGTCTTTGTGTCAAGTTCGGCTCGCGCTTGCTGATCCCCTTCGGCAGCTCCGGAAGAGCAACTGGCACGGACTGACAGCCTGACAGTGCCAGCAGCGACATCAGCACGAAGCTGGTCAACTTTAATTTGAGCATCTCGTTTTTCCTTTTCTAGTTTTGCTGTTGTTGCTGCGGCTTCATCGCGCATCGACGATTCAATGCGTTCAACCTCAGCTTTGATCTCTTGGCGCTCGTCGTACTTGCCAGCGAAGAACGCCATCAGCAAGCACGCGATGAAGATTCCTATATTACGCAGCATCGTCTTCAGCCTTTGGCTGTGGATTTTCGTCAGTCAATTTCTTGTAGACATAGTTCACGCCAGCATTCACGAATGTCATGCCAGCAACGCCACCCAGCACACCGCCAGACAGCAGCATGGCATCGTTCACCTGCTTGGCAAAGATAGCGTCAATGGGGGCCATACGCAGCATGGGCTGGATGGTGAAGATCAACGAGATGATCGCGATCAACACTGTTGAAGCAAACACAAACGCAATGGTCAAAATCACAACTGCCCAGACGCGAACCTGAATCTGCTCGACAGTCATGCGCTCTTCTGGAATGAATGGCTGGCCATCAATGCCAAGCATGATGCACAAAACCTTCTTTAGTTTCTCGGTGAATGTCATTTTTCGTCCTTTAAAAGCATTTCTGGTGGAAGCAATTTGTCTGGGCAAGTGCCCTCGACGGTGCAGATTGGCGGTTTGCATTCTGCGTTTTCCCAGTTGCGCGGGTTCTGGCATGGGTAGCGATAGCGGTCTTCACCGAAGATGAAAACGGATGCAACCAGAGCGATCATCAGAAAAACGTATCTCATTTTTTTTCCTTGAGTTCTTTCAATTCTTTCAGTGCGGCTTCCACTTGTTCGCGAGACTTCTCGTTCCTTTTGAATTCAACCTTTGATTTTGCGTTGATCATCATTGCATCAAGCACAACAACATAGGCCAAATAAAGCACGAGCGCAAGCACGGCAATCACAAGCATATGAGCTAGGAATACCCCGTCCACCCGACCTGCTTCTTTAACGCCCACCACAACCACCATAGGTAAAACAAACCAAACAACATGACGCCAGCTTCCCAAGCCTTCTCTTTTGCGTCACGCACCATTCTGTCTCTCTTCGCGCTCGCAACAGCTTCATCACGCTCTTGAATTGATCTGGCCAGCGCCTGTTCAGATTCAATCTGATTTCTCATCTCTTCAAACTGACTCCATAGCGCACCAAGCTCAGGAGGCGACTCGTAGATCATGTGATGCTTGATCTCTTGGTGCATCGACTGCAATTTATTGCGAATCAGAATGCGCCTAAGAGCCATCCGTTTCAATGAAACATCCTTGCCTTGAACCTTCTTTGCCTCGCGCTCCTGCTCCCAGAAAATTGCTTCAAGCCTGTCGAACGCATCAAACATCTCTCCAAGATTATCTCCAATTTTGAATATAACCTCGTCAGGATTTGCAGCCGCCACAACCGCGACTCGCTGCTTTTCCTCTTCAATCTTTTTAGCCTGCTCCTTCGAGACTTTCTTGCCAGCGAATTGGCCGTTGATCTCGTCGTAGATCTGCTTGACGTTGCCTGCTACACCTTTGACTTCTTTGTAAAGCGCACAGCCCTCTTTGACGAGCTGGAACGCTGTAGTCGCGGCAAATAGCGCAGTACCTATTGGCACATTAGATGCCGATCAGCTTCTTAAAGAACTCTGCGGCAGCGCCAGGGCCGAGCAACACAGCAGCCAACACAGCCCAGATGTAGTACTCGATCTTGGTCATGCGAGCCGAACCATTCTCAAGCTGTCTATTGATGGTTTCGTAGCGCTGTGCGCACACAGCCTCGTGAGTCATCAGCTTGGCCTCGGTCATTGAAACGCTGTCAGTCATCACTTCACCTCTGGCCAGTTTTGAGCACCCACAACAATAGCAAATGCTTCAACATCAGCAGCGCCAGCGATAGCAGCCAGCAAACGGTCACACTCAACTAAAACAGCAGCGCGGTAGGCAACAGTGTCAGCGGGAATTGCAACGTCACGTTCAGCCTTGCGAATGACCATCCAATCAGTAGCAGCAAGAAGTTTGTTGGTTGTGTCTTTAATCTGTGCAGACCATTGAGATTTCAAACCTTTTTGCAAGTAGCTTTCAAACTCTTGACCTTCTTCTGGTATGACAATTTCGTCTTCCAGTTGCTTCGGTGAGTTCACACCCCAGTAGAAACGGTCATCGTATGCAACAGGGTCGTCTACTTCAGTGATGCCAATGGCAGCACGTTCTTCAGGAGAAGCCAAACGAAGCCAGTTAGCAGGGTATTGCGTACCGTCTTCTGTGGTGAAAGGCGTATCTAAGCCAATGGGTGTGTTATTCAGTTTAAACATTGTTATAGGTTCCTTATTATCGTGCTAAAGAGTTCTTGAATGGGTTTTCAGCGAAGGCTGCGTAGATGTAGATTTCTCCAGATACGTTAGGCGAAGAACCAGCTCCAGCTCTGGCTTTAAATCCATTAGAGAGCGCGTCTATGCGTGGTGGAGAAGCAGTCTCAGCCGTTGATTCGTTTGGAAAAAGCAAATTGCCTTCTACGTTGTAGGTATCTCTTGCTGTATCAAGAATAATCCAAGAGCCAGTTCCTACAGTTGGTTTCAACATAATCCAGCGAGGCCTAAACCCAAGATACACAAACGGCCCATCAGTAGACCCGTTGCCTGTGTAACTACCGAACTTAGAGTAGCCAGCGACTTCAGCGAAGAGGTAGGCCACAAAGTTGTTACCGTTTGCGTTTGCCTCATTTGTTGTGCCAACACTGAACACGCTTGATGTTGGTTGTGTCGAGTTGAATGACCCTGACGTTTGCGCTCCGTTAGTAGCGTTCAACCAAAAATGCTGCGTTGTAGGATTTGGCAGGTTTTGATGCCATGTAGGCCAGTCATATGCACCGCTTCGGTTCTTGATGATAATCATCGAAGGCTTGACACCAAGGCTGTGTGCGATGGTTCGTGCAGAACCGTTACCCGTATAGGTCACAATGTCAAAGCCAGCGGATACTGATTCTTTCCATTGCCAGCCTACAAAAGAATCTCCTGAATAGTTTGGCAGGTCGTTAGCAAGTGTGGAAGCGCCTAGAGTAAAACCGTTGGAGTTGAACGAGTTTAATTTTGCATAGTTTTGCGTTGTGTCTTCCGCTGTCGTATTGTTTGTACTTAGGAACCCACCAACGCCACGAACAGAATCAAACAAAACGTGTGCTGCAACGGCAGTACGATCTTTAAGCCAAATTAAGTCAGGCTGAAAACCACCACTGTTCACAATAGCATTGGTAGAGTGGTTACCTGTGTAGGTTGTAGCATCAAAGTACTGGTTACCCTTCTTGATAGTCGCATCAGGCAAGTTCTGCGTGTTCAGTGCCTTGAAGCCTGTGGGTGGGGTGTAGGCGAAGGGGCGTTGTCCGAAGTTGATGTAAGCAGAAGAACTCTGAGAGTTGCTTAAATCAGAAAGCATCGGCATGAATGAACCAGACAGGCTTGAGAACGCAGTTCCTTGGCTTGTGTTGTTCTTGTAGAACGTCAGCGTTCCAGCATCCATATCAAGAGCAACACCAATTACATCGTTAGTTGTGTAACTTGCGCCATAAGACGCTGTTGCCAAGTTTGTTCGCTTTGCCCCGTCATTCTGGTATCCGTGAGAAGTCGAACTTTCGCCAGTCACAACAGGCCTGTCTGCATTTGCTGATGCAATACCAATAGACATTCCGCCAGTGATTACGTTCTGCGTGACTTCCCAGTACCATTTACCAGTAGAAGGAGCGGCAATCGTGCAACGAGTTCCCGAGTAACCAGTGGAGCCTGTCTCAAGTAAAAGGTTGCCTTCCTTAATGAACTGGCTTGTGCCGCTTCCTTGGTCAAGCGGATTCAGAACCGCATAATTCCCCCGCCCATTCCCGCCATCAGCCCACATCGTAGGCACGTCAAGCATCGAATCGTAGGTCACGCCAGCAGTCACGCTGATGTTGTTCGGCGTCCAGTTGTTGCCGTTGCCTGAGTAGTCCTTGCCAATCGCTGCGGCTGTCGCTGCGCTGTTGTCAGAGAAGTTCAGGTAGAAACCATTTGTGCCGTATGTGCCTGTGTACTTCTTAGGCTTCCACACGCCAGTGACTGCATCGGTTTCACCGAAGCTGGATGGAGTCAGGGCTTGACCGTCGATGAAGTTGATCTCGGTTAGATAGCCGTCTGTGTAATACGACAACCCCCCAAAACGACCAATTTGATGTGTAATTGCACTATTGATGTTTGTAATTGTCCCTGTGTACGAAAGTACTTCAGAGTTGTTTACATAGGCTTTAATTGTTGTTCCATTACTGATTACAACAACGTGATACCAAGCGGATGGGTCACGGTATACAGCAGTTGATCCAGCTACTGCGGTTCCAGCATTATTCCAAAACTTTAGCTGGTCTGTGCTTTCAAAGCCAAAGCAGCCGTAGTTTGTACTAGCTCCACCAAATAGTTGGCGAGTTGTACCAAGCTGTCCTAGCTTTACCCAGCCACTCCAAGACCATGTAGTGTTGTTTGTTGGAGTAGTTAACGTCCTGTTGAAATAAGCAGACGCACTAGAGCGCAGACGCACAGAGCGGCTGATCTGGTAGCCCTCTGGTGTCAGTAAAAGGTTTTGGTTAATTACGCTCATTTCACATCGCCAATCAAACGTGCAGTGATACGGGTAGAAGACTCAACGTAGTATGCCAGCACATCGACAGCCGATGCAGTTGTTGTCAGGCTTGGAGCAGTGCCAGCAGCAAACTTAAAATAGCTGCCGTAAGCCAAAGTGCGCGAACCAGTTCCGTCCTGCGTGATGACAATCACACCAGACTGACCAGCAGTCAGGTTTGATGGGTTTGCCAATGTTCGGTTGCCGCCAATCGTCAGGCTGAAGTTGTTAGCCAACGAAAAGTCAGGAGTAATGGTTGCACCATCTGTCAGAGCAACAATAGAACCACGCTGCGCCTTGGTAAACGATTGCACAGCGCCTGTTTTTGCTGTTGTTGCATCGTATGCTTGAACGTCAACACCAATCTCAACACCAAGATTGTCACGAGCCGTAGCAGTGTTTGACAGGCCAGCCAAGTTGTCTGCCTTGGCTAAAAACAAGGCCGTGTTGATTGATGCAGCTGAAGCGGCAGCGGCATCCGCCGACGCATCCGCAGCAAATGCACTAGAAGCCGCCGCATCAGCTGATGCGTCAGCAGCAACTGCGCTTGCAGATGCTTCGCCAGCTTTTGTTGTCGCAATGCCAGCCTGCGTGGTCGCAGTTGACGCCGCCGCGCTTGCAGTTGCTGCATCAGCATCTGCATCAGCACCAACAGCATTCGCGGCAGTACCCCAGTCATCTAGAGCCGCAACGAAAGCAAAAGCCTTGGTATTAAAAACTTCTGGCGAGTCGCCTAACGCTGGTGCGTCTGGTAATGCTGGGATTGTCATGTTAGACCTTCAAGTTCAAGTGAGCAGTCGGAGTGTGTTGGGTATGAGATCGAGACTTGGAAGTCCTTGTAGATCCCAAAAATGATCGTT